AATCAGACCAACTGGTTTACGGTTTACGCGCCTCAAGCACTGCTTTATGGGTCCTTATTGCAGGCTATGCCGTTCTTAAAGAACGACGAGCGCACCCCTGTGTGGCAAGCGCAGTATGACGCCATCATGCAAACCCTCATGGCCGAGGATAAGCTGCGTATCGCTGATCGCCAGGCCATTGCCGCGGATAGTTAATCATGAGCTATACCAGCCCCTTTACTGGCGATGTTGTCCAACCTACGGATGTTTCGTATGAATCAATCACGCTGACTGCCAACTTGCAGTTGGTGTGGCCCATCAACGGCAACCTGAGCACCGAAACGCCAGCAGCGCGCATCATGGATGTGTCAGCATCCAGTGCTGGCCTCGAGTTGCGCATGCCGGCAGCCAATCAAGTCTCAGTCGGTCAAGATGCGTTGATCAAAAACACAGGCGCCAACACTTTTACGGTCAAAACCTATGGTGGGGCAGGCACGATCGTGTCGATTGCCTCGGGCGAAGCCAAGTACATTTATCTGACCAATAACAGCACGACGACAGGAACCTGGGCCAACTTTGAATTCGGCGCTGGAACCTCAAGCGCTGATGCGGCCACCCTTGCGGGCGCCGGCCTCTTGGCATCAGGCTTAACGCTTAATCAAAGCCATCCCGTCGAATCCATTATTGCAAGCCAATCTTTTGTTGATGGCGACCGCGCTAAGACTTATGTATGGGGTGGCGGTACAACCACAGTGACGCTTCCTTCTGCTGTGGCGGTTGGAGATAGCTGGTTTATGCTGCTTAAGAACAACGGCACAGGAACCTTAACCCTGGATGCCCCAAGCACGCAAACCATCGATGGAACTGTAACCAAAGCATTCCAGCCAAATGAATCTGCATTTATCGTATCGACGGGCACAGAGTTTATAACCGTTGGGTATGGTGTTAGTACCCAGTTTGAATTTGGTGTATTAACAAAAACAGTCGCGACTGGAACTTACACACTAACGGCTAACGAGGCCGCAAACTCAATTCAAATTTATAATGGAACGCTATCAGGAAATGTAACCATCATTGTCCCTCCGGTGGTGAATTTATATATTATTAGTAATCAATGTTCGGCGCCGGGCGCAGAGACTTTAACAATTTCAACGGGTGCAGTAGGGGCTAATACGGCGACGGTTCCGTCATCGGGACAGGTCACAGTTTTCTGTGATGGCACAAACATCCTTAATGCAAACACCACGCAAGCAGGTGGTACGGCATTTAGCCTTGTTAACGGCAGCGCTGCAAGCCCAAGCCTTAACTTTGGATCTGAAGTTAATACGGGTATTTACAGACCAGGCGCAGGGCGTTTTGGTATTTCAATCCTTGGCAGTCTCGTCTTAGACATTGACGCTAATGGCATCAATGTTACGGGCGATGTTGACGCAACGGGCGCTGGCAACTTTATAGGCGGCATCAGCGGGGGCACTTTTTAATGACCAAAAAGGTCTTTGCGCTAGATACTAAGCCTGGCATTCAGCGAGACGGAACCCTTTTTGATAAGGAATTCTATAGCGATGGGCGCTGGGTTCGCTTTCAGCGTGGTCGTCCGCGCAAGATTGGTGGCTATCGTCAAATCATCAATAACCTAGCAGGCCCCTCGCGGGGCGTTTTTGTAGTTGTACGCAATCTTTTTAATAATGTGTACAGTGGCTATAGTGATGGTTTGCAAGTTTTGCCGGTTAATAACAATGGCGTTGGCTCAGGCTTGCTTGACTATAGCTTTGGCGGTCCAGTTGATTCGCTGTCAATTGTGGATGGTGGCTCAGGGTATACCAGTGCAACTTATACCAATGTGCCTTTGAGCTATAGCACCTCGGGTACAGGGATTGCTGCTCGAGCCACAATCACAGTAACAGCAGGCGTGATTACTGCCGCAACAATTACAGGCCCTGGCATTCGTTATGTTGCTGGCGAGCTATTGACGGCTGCTGATGCAGATCTTGGCGGTGGTGGCGGCTCAGGGCTTGTTCTGCAAGTGGCATCTATTGACTCGCCTTTCGTAGCATCAGACAACAATTCCTGGCAATTCGACACCTTCACTGATACGGTTGGCTACCAAACCAATCTCTTGCTAGCACATCCATCGCAAGACCTGGATAACATCGATTCAGAGATCAATACCAGGCTTTTGTGCGGACCTCTCACAGGCACAGTGCTGTGGGCTGCAGGACTTTTTGCGGTTGATAGTTGCGCTATTACAAGTGGCTCACCTACCGTAACGCTTGCGTCACTCGAAGTCAAAATTGCTGAGGGTCAGTTAGTCAAAGGGTATGGCATACCTGCTGACACGCGAGTGGTTTCAGTTGTTTCAACCACTGTGACATTAGATAAAAATGCTACGGCCACTGCCACAACAAGTCTGACCTTTGATAATGAAGTCTCAATTTCTGGTGGCGTCGTCTCGTTGCACCCTTATGTTTTTGTGTATGGCAATGACGGCTTGATTTGGAATTGCTCGGCTGGCGATATTGACGATTGGACCTCTGCTGACGCCAATCAGGTAAATGTGGCCACGGGCAAGATCTTGCAGGGTCTACCCGTCCGTGGTGGTTCCAACGCACCTAGCGGCTTATTTTGGTCCTTAGATAGCCTTATTCGCGTGTCTTATACGCCCCAGACTTTAGGCGTGCCTGGCACGGGCAACTTTGCCGCTACGACCTACTGGCGTTACGACATCATCACCAGTCAGTCATCATTTCTATCCTCATCGGCTGCGATCGAGTATGACGGCATTTACTACTGGGTTGGTGTTGACCGATTCATGCTCTATAACGGTGTGGTCAAAGAGATTCCCAATCCATTTAATCAAAACTATTTCTTTGACAATCTTAATTACAACCAGCGCCAAAAGGTTTGGGTTTCCAAGGTTCCAAGGTTCGGCGAGGTATGGTGGTTCTATCCTCGAGGAAGTGCTGTTGAATGCACGGATTGCGTGATCTTCAATGTTCGTGAAGGAATTTGGTATGACACAGGCGAGGCGTATGGCGTACAGCGCTCTGCTGGCTACTTTTCTCAAGTGTTCCGCTTCCCCGTTGAGGCAGGCTACGAGGTCAATACGGCTGATGCAATCAATCAGGTCAGCATTTCTGATGCAGGCTCAGGCTACGCCGATGACACCTACGCTTATCAAACCCTAACGGGCGGTACGGGCACCGGCGCAACGGCCACGATGGTTGTGGTTGGCGGCGTTGTTATCTCAGTCACGATCAATAACCGTGGCTCAGGCTATACGGTTGGCGACACGCTTACCGCAACGCTTGATGGCGTCGGGATTGATTTTGAAATCACGGTAGATACGCTGATGCAATTGGTGTCGCTATGGCAGCATGAAGTGGGTAAGAACCTGGTGCAAGGCACCACTGTGTTAGCCATTGAAAGCTCATTCACGACTTCAGACCTTGGCCTTATCGCAGGCGGCCCATCACAGCCAAGCCCAGTAGGTGAGAATCGCTGGACGCGCCTTGAACGCGTGGAGCCTGATTTTCTGCTTGAAGGCGACATGGACCTTTACATCGTTGGCAGGCCTTACCCTGATCAGCCTGATCAAATCACAGGACCTTACACCTTTGACTCTGTCACAGGCAAGGTGGATATGAAAGAGCAGCGCAGGCTTTTGCGACTCAAGTTTGTATCCAATCAAGTAGACGCTGACTATCAGGCAGGTAAAATTATTGTCGATGCCGACATCGGTGATGTGCGGGGGTATACCGTATGACGATCGCTCTGGTTTACGATCCGCGTTATCACACCTTCGAGTCTTGGGCTTCGCTTATGTGCGAGGCTTATGCTGGGCAACAACTGCAAATTCCTGGTCCTGATGTGGATTTCAAATCTTGGGGTGCTGGGTTAAAGGCAATCGACATTTTTGCTAATGAAGGTATTCCTGAGCCATACCTGTTTGAAGACTGGCAGGAGTGGGCCGCTGCACTCGTTAACGCCGTGAATTCGAGGCCGAGCTAACATGAGTTATCTATGGGACACTCCCAAACAGCAAGACGCGCTTGGCAACGCCTTCCTGGAAGGCGGCCTGAACGCTTACTTAGCGGCATTAAACGCATCAACACCAGCGCCCATAGTTGTAGAAAGCCCCTTATCATCAGTTTCTTCTAGCCCTGTTGAGCCAGCGGTTGATAAAGAGGTTCAAGAAACTAAGGATTATTGGACTGCTGCCACAGGCACTGCGCCTAGTATGAGCGACCAACAAATTGCTCAGTATATTCAAAGAAATCCAGAAACTTATAACTTAGACTTGCTGTCGGCGGCGGAGTCAGCAAGACCGTCACCGCTGAGTGCGGCGCCGACATTGCAACCCACGGCTAATGTCTCACTAACGCCTACTGGCCTTGGTAGCGTTGCGCCGATAGGATCAAAAGCATTTCAGCAGTTCACAGGTCAAGGCGGTCTTGGCCTGGAAGAAATGAATCGGCGAATTACAGACTACTTAGGCACAAGTCCTACAGAGGCCGATGTTTATAACCGCATGAAGCAGTTTGGCGTATCGCCAGAAGACATCGAGCGCGCTAGCGGTAAAACACTGGACATGCTTTACCCTGAAGTGTTCCGACCGGGTAGCGTGCTTTCTAGCGGCTTTGGCGATGTAACCAAACAGCTTGAAGGGTCTGGCTACTACAAAGGCGTAGCTATCCCAACCTTCAACGAAATTTATGACAGCGAGCAAGGACCCGGTAAATCAGTGGCCCAACAGCTTGCGGACTGGAAAGCCAATATTGACAAACAAGACCTAAGTGTTCGCGCGCCCTTTGGTTTTGTTGAGACGCCAGTCTATACACAGCCCACGGGTGATTACGATCCTTATATCAGTGGTTATCAGTCAACACCAGCCACGGCGCTTGATTACTTAACTAAAAACAATCCTGTCATTTCTAATGCTATTTATGGGCACACCTCAACAGACGCTCGTGCCTATAAGGTTGTCAATGGCCAACTGCAAGAGGTCGGGCAGGATCAAGTAACACCTGAAGATATTGCCCAGGGCAATGCCTTTTTCATGCTGGCAGGCAAAACAGGTGGCCCTAATCGTGAGCGCATGTCTCAGCTTTATCGGGCTGAAGGCGACAACCTTATTCCTGTTGGCGACCCCAAGATGTACAAGGGCGCCAAAGAGCAGGACATGGGTCTTACATTCCTTGATATGGCAGCGTCTGCGCTGTCCTTTGTGCCAGGGCCATGGCAAGTGCCTGCCATGGTTTACAAGGCTGCTCGTGCTGCAGATCAAGGTGATTGGTCAGGCGTTGCTAAGATTTTCTTACCGCCACCGATTGCAACCGCGGTAGACATTTACGAAGCCATTGATAGCAAAGACCCGTGGCGCATTGCAAGCTCATTGATGCAATCTGACTTAGTGCCACAAATTGGTGGCCAAAAGATTCCTGGTACTGACTTTACAGTCAATGAAGGCATCAAAGCGGCGCGGATTGTCAATGCGGTATCCGGCGATCAAAAGGACTTGGCTACGGCTCTTCAGTTAGCTGGTGAGCTTTCTAATAGCCCAAATGCAGCACTTGCTGGCAAAGGTCTAAAGGTAGTTCAGGCCTTTGAAAGCGGCAATATGAATGCGGCGTTTAACGCTGCCATGGATCTTGGCAAGACGGCTGACAAGCTTACCAATGTGAAGGTGCCTGCTACTAACGCTGATGCTGCAGCCAAAGCGTTTGTGGACGCTAAAAATGCTGGCGCAAGTGATCAAGATGCTGCGGCGGCGGCTGCGGATTTTAGTGGTGACAGCTTCATAAAAGGCCTTGATCCACGCATTACAGGCCAGGGCATACCTGATGATCCGTTTGCTGATCCGCGAGCTTTTGAAGGTCAGGGCGGTTTACAGCAAACAGGTGTGCAGTTTGGTGGCTATGAAATACCAGGCTTAAATCTTGGCGAAACTGAGCTTGCATCAGGAAGCACCTTCTTAAGTGAGGACCCAGAGGGCGGTGCGCCTTACTTAAATCAGCGCGTGCAAATGCTCGATCGTGCTGGTAATCCAGTGCTTGATGCTTCTGGGCAGCCGGTGTTTTATACAGCCCGTTATGACCC